CCAGGCGGTCGGTGGTGGCGCGATGGCGGGCGACGATGCCGCGATAGTGCGCGACGCCCCACACGAACACGCCGCAGGTTGCAAGGTACACCGCCGCGAGCGCAAGCTTGGCGCCGCCGGCCGGGCCCGGGCCGAACTGCAGGGCATAGCCGAGCGCCACGCCGGCGAGCGCGGTGGCCGAGCCGATGCGGGCGCCGCCGAACACGGTCGCGACCACCACGGCGGGAATGTACGGGGTGAACGGAAGGTCGGGACGCAGCAGCGACAGGCCAAAGCGCAGCGCGGTGCCGAGGGCGAGGCAGGCGGCGGCGAAGCCGAGGGTGAGCGCCCACGGCGGTTCCGAAAGACCTCGCCAGCCGTTTCGGAACTCGTCGATCCACGTCATGGCCCTGTCTCAGCGAGCAGGTACAAAGCCTAACGCGCGATCGCCGCTCTTGTCCATGTCGCGGGAACTCGGCTCCGGACCGTGCGCAATCGTCTGCAGCTTGCTCCGCCGGTGCGAGGCTTGTGGCCGGCGGCGATCAGGTATGCGCCAACACAGGTCATTCGGTGCGGCTGGCCTGTGGACAACGGGGATAGTAACTCCTGGTCAACGAACGGCCTTCATTTGCATGGGTTGTTGTTAGCGCGGGAGAAACCACTATGCAGAAATTCAGCTTCGAACTGACCGACCTGACCTCCTTTGATCGGCCCGCCGGCGAGTTCTGGCTGAAGCCGAATGGAGCGATGCGACGCGGACGGGCCCTGGCCGCTCGCCTCGCCAAGGGCATGCCGCCGGCGATGCTGGCGGGGCTCTGCATCTGCGCCTTCGATCCGGCCGGCAACCTCGCCGCCGTGGTGCCGCTGGCGACGGTGCACTGACCGGCGGGTGGGAAATTGTGACGCGTCGCGTACGGCTTGTGGGGATGCCGCGCGGCGATGCGCTGAGGCCGTGTGCCTCGAACACGACTTGATCCGGCCGAACAGCTGCGCCACGTTCATGCGGTGAGCGGCGGCGCACAGGCGTCGTCGGATGGGGCGCTGCGATGTATCCGCTGCTGGGGTTTGTGGCTGTTGTCATGTGGGTGATCGCCGGCTTTCAGATGACGCTCGCCTTCTGGCAGGTCGAGCCCGCCATTCCGTCGCTATTCAAGGACGGCCATCGGACCAACGGCTTTGCAGTCGATGTTTACATCTGGGATCGACGGATCCCGGATCTCGCGCGTCGGCGCTACCTGAGGTCGCTGGGCTGCTTCATGCTGGGCGCAGCATTCATGTCGGTTGGAGCGTTTTTCTCCGGAGACAACGCGGGTGCCATTCTGGCCTTCGCGTTTGCGGTCGCCTTCGCTGGCGGTCTGTGGACGCGCTGGATGCGGTACCGCGAATTGCATGGCATTGTGCGCTAGGTTCCATATCCTGGCTTAGCCATTGCGGATTGATTCCATCTCTGCAGCATCCGGGGGACGGTTGTGAGCGCGTTGCTGCTTCTGATCTCGATTCTCTTCTTGGGCTTCGCGGCTCACCAATGGATGGCGGCCATAGGGCAAGTCGAGCCGACGTTGCCGCTAGAGTACCGCGATGGTCCACTGCAACGCGTTGCCTTCGGCACATATGTCTGGAACGCCTCGGTCCCGGCTCTGGCGCGCAGACGGTACCTCCGATCTCTGTATGCCATGAGCATTTCCTTTCTGCTGATTGCCGTGGCCGTGTTTGTCGGCGAGCAACTCGTCCCGGCGGTGCTGTTTGCAGGCCTTGCGGCCGCGGATGCCGCGTATGCGACGATCAGTTTGATCAAATATCGCGCTCTGCTCTAGCCCGCGTCGATCATTTGTTGGGAGCGATCTCCGGCGAAAACTGCCGGGGATGAACTGAGCGTTGCATACATGCGTGCTGTCTAATGCTCGCTGTGCACTCAATATGAGCTGCGCAGGCGAGCATTTATTCTGCCCTCGAGCAAGAAAGGATGATCGAAATGGCGGATTCGACTGCCGGCGCCAGCCGCGCATATGGTTGTATTATTGGAACGACACCTTTCTTTGGTCTCGGCGGTGGCTTCTGTGCGGATCTCGATGGAAACATTTATCCTCAACTGGCATGGGGGCTGCCAGGGGTGTCCGCGTCGTTCGGGCGAGCGTCGGATCTAAATGAATATCTAACAGGCCCGTCCATCGGGGTCGGCGGAAACGGCATTGGTCGGATCGACCTTCACGCCGGTGCGAACCCGACGTCCGTCGGTGGTGGCTTCGGGGTCGGCACGACAGGCGTTAGTGCGACCTATGGTTTCAAGCCCTTCAACGTTCGTGACGTGCCTTCTTATGTGTCCAAGCTTCCCTCCTTGTTGTACCCGTATGCGTCATTCGAACCGACATATCCGCTTCCTTAGTAGTATTCGGTTTCGACGTTAATATCTGCTCCTCAGTCAGGACGCCGAGACAGCGATTTCTCGATCTTTCGACTGGCGGTCGTTAAGCGCCTTCGCCCGCCACCGGGGCGTCAAAACGCGGTGATGCGCCACGCGCAGGCGTGATGCGTGCACATCCAGCACCTCACAATCATCAATTCGGAGACCTGCCACCATGGCATCCACGACCTATGGAGTGAATGACTCACTCTCCAACAAGCTGTGGGCGAAGAAGCTCGCGGCGGAAGCCCTGAAGGAAACCTATTTCGGCCGCTTCATGGGCACCGGCTCGGACAACATGATCCACCTCAAGTCCGAGACCTCGACCAATGCCGGCGACACCGTGACCTTCGGCCTGCGCATGCAGCTGCAGGGCGACGGCGTCACCGAGTCCCAGACGCTGATGGGCAACGAGGAATCGCTCACCACGTATTCGGACAAGGTGATCATCAACGAGCTGGCGCACGCGGTGCGGGTGCGCAACAAGAACACCATCGACGCGCAGCGCGTGCCGTTCAACCTGCGCGACGAGGCCAAGCTCGGCCTCAAGGACTGGTTCTCCAACCGCTTCGACACCGCGATGTTCAACCACCTCGCCGGCAACACGCTGGTGACGGACATGCGCTATGCCGGCAACAACACGGTGGCGCCGCCGACCCGCATCGTGCGCGGCGGCGGGGCGACCGACGACGCCACGATCAACAGCGACAACACCAAGACCTTCAACCTCGCGCTGATCGATACCTGCGTCGAGCGTGCCTACACCGCGACGCCGCTGATCCGCCCGATCAAGGTGCAGGGCGAGAACAAGTTCCTGATGTTCCTGCACGACTACCAGATCACGGATCTCCGGACGAGCACCAGCTCGGGCCAGTGGCTGGACATCCAGAAGGCGGCGCTCGCCGGCGGCGCGGGCTCCAAGAGCCCGATCTACACCGGCGCCCTCGGCGAGTACAACGGCGTGATCCTGCATCGCTCCAACCGCATCCCGATGGGGATTTCGAATGCGGGCGCGCAGCAGACCAGCACCCGCCGCGCGGTGTTCTGCGGCGCCCAGGCCGGCGCGCTCGCCTTCGGCAAGGAGTTCTCCGAGGGCGTCAACTACAAGTGGGTCGAAGAGCTGTTCGACTACGAGCGCGAGCTCGGCGTGTCGTCGCAGACCATCTGGGGCGTGAAGAAGACCGTGTTCAACGGCCTCGACTTCGGCACCATCGTCGCCACCACCTTCGCCGCGGCGCACTGACGCTGACCGCGCCCCGTCCTGGGGCGCGCTCGGCCTCTCTCATCCCGTCCTCAATCACAAGGATCATTCGCCATGACGACCGGTATTCCCGGCTCGACCGCGCGCCGCAACACCAGCCAGCAGGTGGGCTATGCGCGCTTCACCGTCAACTACAACGACGCCAACGTGGCCAACAGCAACACCAAGCAGTGGCTGCCGGCCGGCGCCATCATCATCGGCACCGACGTGCAGGTGGTGACGCCGTTCAACGCCGGCACCACCAACGTGCTGACCGTCGGTCTCGGCGCCAGCGCCACCAGCGTGGTGGCGGCGGGGCAGGCGGCGCCCGGCACCGCGGCGCTGACCCAGAACATCGCGCCGACCGGCGCGGCGCTCGGGCCGATCGCCGCCGACAGCCAGCTCAACGTCACCTTCACCCAGACCGGCGCAGCGGCGACCGCCGGGCAGGCCGTGGTGATGGTGAAGTTCATCCCCAACAACGACCTGTGAGCGGCTGAGTGCCGTTGTCCAAGGCGGCTCCGCAATCTCAGCGTCATCACCGGGCTTGACCCGGTGATCCAGCTTCAACAGCTCGCGTCGCCCTGCGAGCAAGCTGGATGCCCGGGTCAAGCCCGGGCATGACGCCGATGGTTGATCCGGCGCCGCAAACATCGCCCTTCCTGTCATCGCGCCATGGCGCGCCTTCATCGGAGATTTTGAAACATGGTGACGATCACCGGCACCAAGAGCGAATCCCAGTCGGAATATTTCAGGGTCGGTTATCTGCTGGAATCCTCCGCCGACAACATCACCGCCAACCCCGGCGGCGGCCAGGCGGGCGCCACGCAGCTTTCCGCCGAGCTCAACCGTATCGTCACGGTCGCGACCGCCGGGGACTCGGTACGGCTGCCGCCCTCGGCAGCCGGCATGACCATCGTGGTCACCAACCGCGGCGGCAATGCCATGCAGGTGTTCGGCGCCGGCAGCGACACCATCGATGACTCGCCGGCGGCGACCGGCGTGTCGCAGATGCGCGGCTCGGTCGTGATCTATGCCTGCCACACGGCCGGCGCCTGGTACACCGAAGGCCTCGGCACCGGCTACACCTCGTCGGGCGGCGGCGCGTTCCAGACCTTCTCCTATCAGGACGGCCTGACAGCCTCGACCACCCACACCCAGGCCGGCGCGACGCCGATCCTCGCCTCGCAGGTCGGCTTTGCCACGGTCGCCAACGTCGGCGACGCCGCGGTGCTGCCGCCGGCGAAGGCCGGCATGCAGGTCGACGTCATCAACCACGGCGCCCAGAGCATGGCGGTGTATCCGGCCGCGCAGGCGCAGGGCGGCGCGGCCGGCGGCGACCAGATCAACGCGCTGGGGCAGAACGCCCCGCTCACCGCCGTCACCAACACCACGCCGGCGATCTTCTACTGCCTCACCGACGGGCAGTGGTGGACGAAGTAAATGGATGCGGCGCTGTTCCTGCTGCACTACGGCGCGGCGGTTGTCTCCGGACAGCCGCCGGCCGCTCCGGTGACTCCACCCGAGGCGAAGACATCCCATGACGACGCTGCTCGACCTGCAGACCCGGATTGCGACCGACCTGACGCGCACGGACCTGACCGCCCAGATCGCCAGCGCGGTCGGCGACGCGATCGCGTTCTACGCCCGGCAAAGGTTCTGGTTCAACGTGACGCGGAGCCAGACGTTTCAAACCGTCGTCGGGCAGCAGGCGTACACCGCAAGCGATCTCGCGGTGATCCCGAACATCGTCAAGATTGACGCGCTGTTCATCCCGCAGAACCAGAGCATCTATCCGCTCGACCGCTACGAGCCGGCGGACTTCGAGGTCATCGCCGGCGGCATGAGCGGCGGCGGCAAGCCGCGGGCGTTCACCTATATCGACCAGTCCATCCTGCTGTGGCCGGTGCCGACCGCGGTCTACACCCTGCGCCCGCACATCCATTACAAGCTGCCCGCGCTGGTCAACCCGACCGACACCAACGCCTGGACCACGGATGCGGAGGAGCTGATCCGCACCCACGCCAAACTGCTGCTCTACACCGACGTGCTGGAAGATCCCGACGGCATGCAGCGCATGACGGCCAAGCTGCCGGACCTGATCGCGGCGCTGCGCTCGGAAAGCTCCTCGCGCCAGAGCAACGGCATCATCCAGGGGACGGATTTTTGATGGGCAGGATCGAACAACTGGTCGAGGCCGCAATCAGTCTTTGCGAGCCCGAGAATGCCGACGAGAAAGCGACGGCCTATACCCGCGAGGTGCTGACGAGGCGCTTCCGCGAGATCCTGGATCATCCATCGCATTCTGCGTCATGCGCGGGCTTGACC